ATTCGTTTTGACCCTGACTTAGAGTATGGCTCAGAAAAAAATAAAATATCAGCGTATAAATCATATTTTGATGCAATAAATATGGTATTAAAAAATGAAAAAATACCTCCTGTAAACTTTAATCACCCTACAACATTCTTATTAAATAAGACTGAATCAAGTAAAAACCTTGATATGTATAATGTATATCGTGACCAAATGGAAAAAACACTTCGGTCTAATTTTTTGTGGAATGATAATGTACCATTAAATAAACAAGAACAAACTATAGATGCATGGACAGATGAAATCTATGGTCTTACTAAACATACACAAAAGTTTTTAAATGGATATGATATATCAGAAGATGGTAAAAAAGCTATTTACGAAATAACTAGAAATCAAATACGTAAAACATCTCCTACTATATTTGCATGGGCTGGAGAAGAATATAATCAATTTCAAAATTCTAAAAGAGATGGTCTTATTAAAACTAGTAAACAAGCTGAATCATCATTTTATGAAGGGTTAGGTGCATTAGGGATAGAATCTGTATTGGGAAGAGATGTAAAACAATATGCTGACCAAATGAGATTAGAAGCTGAAAGTATATCAGAAGCACAAGGATATGGTGCTATGACTACAGGAGAGCTTTTTGGTATAGGTGGTGTTGAAGGTGTTGCTAAAGGTCTTACTAATATTTTATATAATGCATATCAATCTTTACCATATCAAGTTCCAAGTTTAGCTACATCATTAGTAGCAAGAGGTTTAAGTAGTAATCCTTTTACATTTGGTGCTGGTCTTGGTCTTTCTTTAGGTGCTGGTGGTATTATGGAAACTGGTTCATTTTTATATGAAACGCAAAAAATGTATCATCAGTTAAAATCACAAGCATTTCGTTCAAGAGAAATACTAATGAATCCTGAACATCCTGATTATAACCCAGAGTTATTTAGAAAATTATTTTCTATAGAAATGAGTGATGGCAGTCGCAAAGCATTAGACTTGGTAACAGATTTAGAAATACGACAAATGTCTGAGGGATTATCAAGAGTGTATGGTGGTTTAAGTACTGCAGTTGAAGGTTTAAGTTCTTTTGCAGAAAAAAACATATTTGGCAAAATAGGGTCAGGTATGATAAAAGGAATGAAAAATAATAATAAATCTGCAGTTAAAGCAGTATTTAAAAGTTATTTTAGAAAACCTTTTGTTTCTACATTTCTTGAAGGCGGTACAGAAGCTACTCAACAAGGTATTTCCGAAGCATTAAAATATTATAATGTACCTGAATATTCTATTAGTAAAGGAGCAATAGCAGAATCTTTTGCAATAGGTGCAATTTATGGAGCAAGTTTTTCAGGAGCTGGTGCATTAGGAAGAAAAGCTGTTGATATGTACTCAAACAAAAGAGGTGATTTTAATCTTTCAGAAGAACAAGCATCTAGGTTAACACAAACAGATAAAGAACGTAGCAAAATAAGACCATATGATAATGATATTATTCTTGGTACAAACAATGCAGGGTATATAGAACAAATAGCAAAACAATATGATATATCTGCTGATGAAGTAGTGCAAAGACAAAATGATCTTGGTCAAATGGATAAGCTTACTGCTAAAAATAAAAAGATTATTGCTAATGCTAATCCACAAATATTTGAAAAATATGGTTGGACAAATATTTACAAAACTTTTGCAAAACAACAAAAGAAAACAGTTGTACAAAAACAAGGAAAAACAGTAAGTAAAGTTGCTAAGAAAACTCCTTCTAAAAGAATAAGTGGACAACCCGAAATGAGTCCCGAAGCAATTATTCAACAAGCAATGCAGTTTAACTTTGATGATTTACCTAGTGGAATGCCATCGCAAATAGACCCTGATGCTCAAGCTGGATTAGATATTTTTGATAACGGTAATGAAATGAATATTGACCTAGTTATTGAACAAGAATTAAGGTCACAAATTGAGTTTACAAAAAAGAATACTACGCTTACAAGCAATGAAAAAAGAGTAAAATTAAAAGAATTACAATCAAAGTTAGATAAAGCTACACAGTCTCTTAAACAACCAGCTAAAGTAAAAAAGAAAATAAAAAAGAAAGTTGAAATAAAACAAAAAACTAAAGCAGTTGTCAAAAAAACATTACAAAAACCTGATACAATAGAAGGACTTAAAAGAAAATTAAATTATATAAAAACAAATTATGTAGATAATGTAAAAGATAAAAACAGCGATAATTATAAAACTGCATTACAAACAGTTAATGAATACCAAAAAAGACTAGAACAATTAGAAAGTAAAACAAAAAAGAAACCTGTAAAAAAACAACAATTTAGTTCTTTTGACCAACCTTTAGAACTTCCAAAGGATATACAATTTAGTGAAAAACCAACAGATTATAATGCTGTAAAAAAAATAAGACCAAAATCAAAAAGTTTGCTTAAAGATTTTAAAGATAGTAAGAAAAAATCTTTTGATGCATATATGTCTCTTGCACCTAGAGTTATCACTAAACCTGAACTTCGTAAATCTCCTATAACACAAGACATTTTAATATTAGAAAATGGTAAAGCAATAGGTGAAATAAAAGCTAATGAAAATGAAAAAGGACTTAGAACAGAAAGTTTAATTCTAGGAAAGGGTAAAAATGCAATTATAGTACCAAATGTTGTTAGTGTAAATAATATTAATACTCAATTAGATAAATATATATCACCAAAACAAACAAATGTACCTGAGTCAGACCCTGATAAAATAGCAGATAGTGAAAAAAGAACAGGTAGTATGAAGGATATTCAAGCTCTTCTTGCAAAGAAAAAAGGCACTAGTCAATTAAACATTTTTGATAAACTTAAAGAAGATGCACCTGATATTGTTAAAGGAGCTACTGGTAAACATATTAATGATTTGTTTAATAAAGGCAATACAGATGATTCAGATGTTTTATTAAGTGAAATAGAAGATATGCCTAGTATAATTCTTACAGGTAAGCGTAAAAGAGAATTTGACATGATGCAGAACAAACTATGGAATGCAACTAAAAGAGGGTATGGTTTAACTGAACTTGATTTTCCTGATTATGTAGATGCATTTAAAAGTTATTGGGGTGCTACAGTATTTAAAGATGGATATGATACTTGGTCACAAGAAAGGTTAGCTAAGAGTCCAACAAAAACAAGTATTGCAAAAACTATTGGTAAAAAAATGCGAAGCATAGGAGATGTGTTTGCAAATGAACAAGACCTAGATAGTGAATTTGATGATGCTTATGATAGTGCAATAGAATATATAAGAGAAAACATTGGTGATGTTAATAGTGATTTAGAATTTAATCAATTAAGTGCAAAAGACTTTAGTAGAATAGCAAAAAGTCCTTTTGTTGTATATGATTTTAGTGTTGATGTTGAAAAGCTTAGTGAGATACAAGACATTGCATATACACTTATAGAAGAAAATGAACAAACTGCTTTTAACGATTTGTTAGAAATTATTAGTACTCCTGAGTTTGATCTTGTAACTCCTGATGGTTTAACATTAGCTGAACTTGTAGAAAGAAACGATAATGCTAGGCAGTTATTTAGAAGGTATTACAATTCTATACATCCTAGTAATACTGGTTCAGTAAATAAAGGTGTAGAAGGTGAGATAATCGAATACGAAGCAAGACTTTCTACTGCTTCAAATAGTTTAGAACCTACACTTAGAGATGGTAAGCTAGTATATCCTATCCTTGATTTTAGAGCAACTGGTGAATCTAGTCTTAATGGTCAAACAAGACCAGAGGTAGGTGTAAAAAGACATTACTTGAGATATGCACAGGATAATGGCTCTGTCTTTGCTATGCTTAAAAACAAAGATATATATGTAAGTTATAAAGAAAATAAAATATATGGATTCTTAAAAACACCACAGTTAATGAACTTGTATAAATACAAGCTAGTTGATAATAATCTCGTACCAATTGCATCTCGTGGTGAAGATGGTAATCTTATTATGGCTGCTATAACAGATAAAGTAAAAAATGCTAGTAAGGATATAGAAACATTTGCAATAGAAGAAATACAGCCTTATAAAAAATTTATGAATACAAATAAAAGCAAATGGGAAACTGTAAATAATATATTTGGACCCTTGCTAAGTCAAGACAATATGACTACAAAAGAAAGTGAGTATTTTGATTTTGTATTTGATGGTGATTACAATACATATAGACAACATGTAATAGCAAGGCATTATGCATTAAAAGATTTGTTTGGCTCTGATTATATCTTTATGAAGCCAGAGACTTTAATGAAAAGAATTAAAATACCATTTACTCCTGTGCAAACAAGTCCTTCACTTCCTCCTAGAAAAGTAATGTTCTTTGATTCTAAAAATGCGACAATAGAATATAAATCTACTCGTGTTGATGGAGATGATAAAATTAAGAAAGTAAAACTGCAACAAGCTATAGATGGAGAAATGCAATATATAGGTGATGGTACTACACTTACATCGGGTAATGTGTTTACAGAAACATATCCTGAGCATTTTGGTACTCCTGAAAATGCAACAAGAGCTAAAACAGTTCATTACTATAAAAGAGGTGAAGATGTTCATATGGCTAAACACCAAGAAATGACATTGTTTTTACCTGAGGGAGAAAGTGCAGTATTAAAAGTAAATAACGAACCTTATGCTTATTTTGTAAGAGAAGGAAATAATGTAAATATTTATGATATGGAAAATAATCCTATCGATAATCTTATGTCTAATGATGAAGCTAAAGTAAGAAGTGGTGAATTACTTAAGGATGGAGTAATGCATGAAATAGCTGGTGAGTCTATAGGTATGGTTACATTTACAGATAGGTATCAAAAGAATACTAGCATATTTAGTGGGCAATTAAGTTATTACTTTGATGATCCAAGATTTCAAGAACTTATAATGGATAAGTTTGAAAATATAAATCAAGGTACATTCTCTCCTAAAGCATTAGAAGCTACATTAAGAGCAATCTCTGAAAATGGCGAAAGAATGGATGCAATTATTAAAAACTTTTCTAATCGTTATGTAGATGTAATACCGCAAAATGTTGAAGAACTAGCAGAATTAGGTGCTGGTAAACATCCAGTAAATAGTGGATTTTTTAAAGAGACAATGAAGAATAAGTTTTTAAAACCTATGGTAGATTTTAAGATGAAAGGTTCTCACTTAGATTTTCGTGCTGACTACAGAGGATTAGTAAATCAAGACGAAACTATCATCGGACCAAACAATGGTTTAATAAAAGAAATTACAAGAATAGCAGAGCTACCTAGTAAAATGAATACTAATGCTAAAATAGATGCAGTTAATGAGTGGCTTAGTAAAAATAAATTTTACACAATGATTGTAAGGCATCCTGTCGCAAGTAGTGTAGGATTTGGTTTATATAGAATTAAAAAGATTGAACCTTCAATAGGTGATTCATTTATATTGCATCCTAAAGAAGTTAAAGAGCGTTTTGAAGGTGACCATGACCATGACAGAGGACATTTAGTATGGCTTGACCAAGAGTTTTATAATCAACTTAAACCACATGAAGTCCCTACTAGTGGATTAGGATTAAGTCAATTTAAAAAGTTTGATGAAGAAAGTACCTTAGAAAACCTTAGTGGTACAGCAGAGATGATTGAAAGAATGACTTATGGTCAAACTGCTATTGGAGAAGTAGTGAACATTACTAGATATGCAGGTGCATTAAATGCAATGTTTGGTAAGGATGGTTTTATGCAATATACAGTTAACGGTAAAGTAATTAAACTCAAACCAAGACCATTTAATATGCAAGTAATGGATAATGATATTGTTTATAAAGATGGTAGAAGGTGGAAAGGTAAAGTAAAAGACCTTTTAAGATTATATCTGCAAGCAGCAGTTGACCACCCTAAAGTATTATTACTTGATAGATGGAATTATAGTAGAGATAAATTAATTAACTATTTGTTCTATGACCCAGCATCTCCAAATGCTCCTTTAAACGCTACATTAGTCGAGTTTCTTAAAAAAGGTATATTGGATATACTTAATATAAATGGACAAGTAGATAATCATCGTGTCTCTGGTGGTAAGTCTGTAAAGTTTGATGAATTGTTAAATAAAAGTGAAGAATACAATGAATTTGTTAATGATAGAGCAGAGTATTTAAGAAATGACTTATTAAGAAAAGAAGAAGCATATTATGATAATGTAAATAGTAACATTGAATCTGCAACACGATCACAGGATATGGTTTTATTTGGTGAAGCAAAGTTTGCAAAAAACAGTAATCAACCTATGAGTTTACAAGAAAAGATTACAATCAAATATGCAGAAATGTTAGATAAAATACCTGGTAAGCGTAATAGATTTTTTAACACACCTCGTGAATTAAGTCTGCCTGTACATAGAACTGCAGTTTACAATATATACCCTGAATTGTTTGAGCAAATTACAGAAATGGCTGGAGATGTAGATGCATTACCTCAAGAGGGAATAACGTATGCAAGTAATATTTCTAATAGCTTAACTAAACTATATGAGTCTAAAAAAAATAAAAACGAAACTGGTAGTACAATAAGTTTTATAGAAAGACTTACTCCTAAAACATGGGATTACAATAAACAATTTGTTGAGTTTTATAAGTTTTGGTCTAAAAAATATGAAGCATTATCTCCACTAGATAGAAAGTTAGCTACAATACAATATTTATTTGGAACTGTTGGTGGTAATAAAAGAGTACTAAAACAAGATTTAAATACATTACCTCCTATAAAACGTAAAGGCGGTACAACATTAGACCCAGAAATAATGGCAATATATTTTAAAGAATATAATAGTTTATTAAACAAATTTGAAAAAGATACTAGCATATTGACTGAGCTTAGAAAATCACCAAAGATGTCAATGGCTGAATTAAGAAAGGACTTAGGTTGTGGCAAGTAATAAATGTAGCGATTTAGAACAAGATGATGTACTGGTAGCAGATTTACATAATGCCTCTAATTTAGAAAGTGAACTAAATAAGAAACAATTGTATGACCCTGATGTTTTACCTGTATTTAAAAAAATAGATCAATCTATTAAAAATACAATAGACAGAATGAAAAAATACTCAGGTGAGTATGACCCTTCTAAGTTTACGTTTAATGAAAAGTATCTAAGAAAACTAATTAAAAGAAGAGAAGCAACAACAGACCAAGTAGAAAAACAAACTATTATAACTGCATTACAATCACAAGCAGATGCTGACCCAGGTTTTTTAGAAGCATTAAAAGAAAGTGCATATGAAATAACTAAGACAGAACAATACAAAGAGCAAAGAAAATACAAAGAAGCTAAAGTAGACCCTGTTACAAAGTTACCTAATTTTTATACACTTAGTTTACAAACGCTTAGAGTATTGTATCACGACTTAGCACCTTTAATGGATGTAAATGAAAATGGAGATGTGCTTGGTAGGTTAGGTTCAAACATTGCATATGAGTTTGCATTACCTAAAACAATATTTAAAAGAGCAAAAGACACAGAAATATTTAAATACAAACAAGCATTGTATGATTATCGTAATGAAATGAATAGAAGGGTTTCTAGTTACTCTGGTCCGATAGACGTTCCTTCCAGTCAAGAAAGAGAAAGAGTACACCCTGACACAGATATTCCTGTTATAGATAATATAAGAAGAAGTAAGGCAGGCTATGCTGATATACTTGACAATATAAATACAACAGTAAATGCATATCTAAAAGCTAGGGGCATGGTAGGAGATGGTAGTGATCAAGTACATGAATTAATTACAGATTTAATGCATGGCAGAGCGTTTATAAGGATGGATAAAAAAGGATTTGGTAAAGTATATCGATATGAAAACTGGGTTCCTACTGAAAGAAGATATAAAGAAAGTGGAGATAGAATATTTAGATGGAAAGGGAAAGAGTTTAACGAACAACAACTTGAAAAATATAATAAACAATATGGTAATAAGTTTGATTTTACTGAATATGTAGTGCCTTATCAGTTTGGTAATAGACCACAAATAGATTTTGGTGCAGAAATGAAAAACGGAATGTCTATGGCTAATTCTGTAGACTCGTTATTAGAGCATTTAGACATTATATATAGGGAAGGTTTTGATGATGTAAAGACTGACCTTACAAACGTAATAGAAGAAATGAATACTACTTTAAATGAATACAAGAAAAAAGGAATACAGATGCCACCTGAATTATTTCAGGAACTTGTTACAGATAAAGTAAATCAAGAAGAATTTTTAGATTTATTAAATAAAGATATATCTAATAGGAATGAAGAAAGAAATGAAAGACTAGTTGCTGGACAAAGAATGCAAGCTGTAGGAAAAGTACAAAAAAGAAAACAACATGCATTAGAAGATGGTACAATAATTATAGCAAGAGATTATAAAAGGTATTATCCTAAGATGTATTTTAGTGCAGATGTAGGTGAAGGAATTAATCAAGCTTTAATAAATATAGATAGTGAATTATTAGCATTACAAAATGCAATGGTAATTGACCCTGACCTTATTGATGAAAATACAGCAGCAAACTTAGATAAAGATTCTGATAGATTCAATGAACTAGTAAAAGGTAAAGCACATTTAGAACAAGCTTTAGTAAGATACTTAGATTTAAATGGGCAAACGTTAAAAGAAGATGAAGTAGCAGAGTTAATGACTCCATTTGAAAAGCATTTTAAACCTGTTACTAATTTTTTACCTTATGATTTAGTAAGAAAAGATAAAAGCGTAACTCCTGATTATTTTAATAGAATATCTAAAACAGTTGTTAAAGCACAATTGTTATCAAAGTTATTATCTGCTTATGGCAGGATACAGAAACCAAGCTTTCAAAACTATTTAGTTAATAGATATAGGATTGCATGGAATAGTCCTAAATCAGAAGGTAGTTTTTTAGGAACAAGATTTGACATGCCTTCATTAGCTAAAAAATTACATGTAAGTGAAGATGGCATTGTAAACCTATTAAATAAAATGAGGTCAATACAAACTTTTCAAGTATTAGGAGGGTGGTCTTCGGGATTTGGTCAGCTTACATCTATGGCTAACAAAATGATGGAACTTGGATATGATGCAACTATAACTGCATATCAAGATTCTCAGCTAACAGAAAACAAAGCATTGATTGTAAAGAGTGGTATACTATCATTTGAAGATATGGTTGAAACGCATCTTCTTATGGAAGGTAATAGTGCTGAAGTAAAAAGAGTACAAGAACTTAAAAAGAAATATAAACAAGAATTAGAATCAGGAAAGATTCAAGGATTCGCTAAAGCGTTGTTAAGAACGTTAGAAAAAAATAATTCTGCTTGGGCTGAAGTACCAAGATCACTGGCAAACTATGCAATTACTGGAGAGTTTCCTATATATAGTACTGATAGTAAAACAGTAAAGAATGCTAAGTTTGTAGCAAACTTTAGAAAATACGTTAGTATGTCATTAACAGAAAAAATACTTCGTAGTACATCTTTTATGATGGGTGTTAATTGGAGTATTGAATCTGGATATGCACAAAGTAAAGATGACCCAGTAGCTACAGAGTTTGGTAAACGTTTTGTACAAGAAATGGATTTTACACTTGGCAATGAAGGTGTAGGAGATTCTTTTGGTAATTCATTAATGCAATGGTTTAATCAAGTAAGGGTTTGGAGTACACAAAGAATGGCTTATGGCAAAGATGCATACAAACGAGCATGGTTATCTGAGTATGCAGTAGACCCTGATCAAAGTAAAATTACTAGAAGTGCAAAAGCATCTATAAAATTTGCTAATGCATTAATGTTGGAAGCTAGTGGAAATGGTCTTACTGTTGCTAGTACGTTAGGAGGGGCGGCAGTTGCAGGTTCATTACTTGCTGGATATAGTGGCGTACTTGGTCCAATAGGAGCATTAGCTGGAGGTGTTGCAGGGTATGGAACATCTTATTTAAGTAAAAAGATAACAAATCCTATAACGCATTTAGAAGAACGAAGAAAAGCTTTGCGTTTAACAAACCCTAGTACTTCTAAGGCTAGTCAAATGCTATTATTTCATGGTGCAACATCAGCATTATATGATTTTGTATTATACAATTTTGATTTTAGTTATGCTAAAGAAGGTGCATTAGCATCAGGTGTGTTAAAGTTTACTAGAAGATTTGCAGGTAATCAATCGTTTACAAGGCTTGGTAGTGGGTTTACTTCACCATTAATGAGAAGCACAATGATGAGTATGCACTTATTATATAAAGCTCTTAATGAAGAAGAAGATGTAGAAGCTTTAGATTTTGTTAAGTTGTTTGGAAGTTTCGCAGGGGTAGGATATATGCAATTTGCATATTTACTTATGGATGCATTTTATGATGAGCAGTCATTAGCAAAACATAAAAATAAAAATGCTCGTAATGGTATACGTCAATTTATTAGATTAAATACACCTAATATAGTTCCAAGCGAATTACTGGGTTCATTTGGTGCAGATTTTTTTGACATTACTGAAGCTGGTGCAAAAGTATTTGATGATATAAATAGATATGGAATGGGATTAGGTAAAAAATAATCTGTTACAATTAGGAATGTATGCTTAAAATATGTTGCACTCACTTATGTGTGTGTTGCTTAAACAGGTCTATTTAAGAGGGAGCCACTCAGTCCAAATTACTTTGGTAATTGAGTGACTCTCTCAAACCCCACGAAAACGCCCTAACGCTCTCGATATCATTTTACTTATTTTTTATTTGTTTTACAAGCTTTTTACACTTGATTTACAAAGTTATATAGTATTTTCATCTACTTTTTTTAAAATATGATAAGGAAGTACTTCTCTTATCTCAGGTATTAATTCATTATCAGGATAATTAACTGTTAACCAATGTAATATTGTTGCCATTATTTCTTCGTATTTAGCGTTTTTTGCGATTTCTTTTGCGACTTGCTCCATTGACATTGTCATTGTTTAACTCCTTTACTTTTATATAACGTTCTAGCCACGAATCAAAAGGTTCTACTACATAAGGTATTCCTCTATCTTCTTTTATAACTTGTATGTCTACTTCTTCAGATGGTATCATCCATTGTGCAATCTTTTTACGACATTTAGCTTGTACTTTAATTACTTTATCTATTAATAAATCAACTTCTTCATGCCAGCCCAATGATTGACCATTACTACCCCATGCTCTTTGACATTCTAAACCCATATCTTTTGTCATATCTCTTAATAAATATTCAAAGCGATTACCTTTTGCTTTTGATTTGTTTGCCATGATCTCTCCAATCCTCAAATATATTTATACTTAAAACAAATAACACACTACCTATACCAATACATAATATGCTAAAAGACATAATTACTATGTTGATTATCCATTCTGCTAATATCATTTTATACTCCTTATTTAAACATGCGAAGGGTCAAACTGGCGAGACTAAAACCAGACCAAGGAGGAGGAATCCTGACCCCTCGCTGTTATGTTATTTACATTTAGGACATGGTTGTTTCTTTTTTCCATAAGTAGGAAAATCATGTAAGTATATTATTTTATGAGTGCCTCTTAGATATTCTTTTGTCTCTATACTTTCCCAGCATTGATTGCAAGATTTACAGTAGTTTATATTTCTATCTGCTCTTCTTGCATCAGCTTTCCAACCATGTCTTTTTAATGCAAGTGCTTGTTTATACTTAATCATTTAATATATCAAACAATCTTTCTCCTGTTTTTTCTACAGGAAAAGCTTCAGGAATTATGACTTCAGTTTTGTTATGACGCACTATCATGTTTTCATGAAACTGACATTTATTACCATTAAATCCCATTGTTATCATACCACCTGTGCCATAACGCACCTTTGCAGCAACAATCTGATTTTGTTCGGGACCAAGTTCTGAATCAGCATATTTATCTTTGTATTCATAGTATACAAAAAGAATATTCTCAGCAACTTGCTCAATGCTACCACCTTCAGATAAATCAGACATTTTTGGTACTTTGTCAATACGAGCTTCAATGTTACGATTGAGCTGACTTACAAGAATAGGTATGCAGTTATATCTTTTTGCAGTTTCTTTATAAGAACGCATGATTTCCTCAATTTCAAAACGTCTGCCTTCATTCTGTGATTTAACACGAATTAGTTGTATGTAATCATCAAGAATAATATCTGGTTTATATTTACTTATTACTGCATTACTATCATTAAGAGTGAATAGTTTGTCAAACATAAACAATTGGTCTTTGTATTGTTTAAAGTTTTTCATAGCAACATTCAAATGATTTATTGTTTTCTCATCCATATTCCTACCACCCATACGAATATTAGAGTAGTATAATTCTTTATGAGAAAGAACAAGTAATTTCTTCATCATTTCTTTGTTATTCATCTCACGATTAATCATCATTACTTTCAAACCTTGTTGAAGTAGATTGTAGCATAGATTAACAACAAGTGTTGTTTTGCCATGACCAGGTCTGCCACCAATCACAGTGATCTCACCACGAGTCATACCACCAGCCATTTTATTAAGACTATCAAAACCATATTTAACAAGATTAACAGATTCATAAATACTATCTTCTGTTTCTGAAATAAGGTCTTCAAGGTCAAACTCTTGTCCTGTAGTTATACTTTGAAACTCTGAACTAACTTTATTTACATCATCTACAAGAGCATTAAATTCTTTATTATCTTTGAATGCATTGTCTTGTATCTTCATTGTAGACTTAATTAGTTTACGTTTGAGACTTTTTTCTGCAACGATTCTAGCATAATCTTTCATCTGATGATTCATACCTGTTTCAAGTAAACCAGTAAGAAAGTATGCATTAATATCATATTTCTTTTTGTCATTCTCAGTAAGAGATGCCATAATAGTAATAGGGTTTATTTCGCTTTCTTTCTTTTCTAGTTCTGCAATCTTTTGATAGATTCTTCTATTAGTCTCATTATAAAACATCCTTGAGTTTGTAATGTATTTTTTACATTCTTCTAAGGTTGTGTTGTCATTCATAATAATACCTAGTACTGCTTCTTCAGCTTCTAGGCTTTGTGGCATAAGTTGTAAATCACTCATTTATTTTCCTCACATTTGTTTCTGCACCGATTCTAGTTTTTTCTTTTTTAACTGTAGGTTCTCCATTTGCATCGAACCCTTTAGCATTATCAAGCATTACAAGACAACCAAACTCACTTTTAGTCAGAAGTGTGCCTGTAGTATCTTGTCCTTCAATGACAAACTTGTCACCTTCAACAAGGTCAGCTAGATACAGTGTTTTTTTCTTCAATTAAATCACCTCTTATTTTTGTTAGGTCTTTTAATAATTTTTCAAAAGCATTTCTATAGTTTATATTATTAAATAGCCTTGAACTTGATATCCCTAACTGTAAAGCGATGATAAGCCAATTAATTTCAGATATATTAAATCTGATATTTGCGTTTGCTTCTTTACTCATAGTCTACTTTCTATAAACAAACGACCATTATAGATTGTTATAATGACGCCAACCATTTATTAACACAATAGCAGTCCTGTATACCACATACTAAAGGACACATTTATCAGCCTCCGATGACTTTTTTAAAAATCGTTTGTCAAAAGAGACAGACAATCAAATGGTCGTTTATTTATTTTTTATTATTTGTGTGTTGCTTTCGAGTGGAGTCCAAATCCACGTTTCGAAAGGGTTACTAATTTAGCCAAATAACATATTATATGCACGAAGTTTCAGCATGTTACCACTACCAAACATTGCATAACCATTAGCTTTTCTTGTTTCAGAACTGCCATGATCTACAAGGTCTGTTACTGCATTAAACATACGCCAGTTACCATGTTCTATTTCAGTATATTTCTCATAAGAATCCTCTAGTTTTTCTACAAGATTTATACCTCTAGTGCTATACATAGGAGGAGTCCATGTTGTTTGCTTTATACCATTACTATCTGTTTTAGTAATAGGTCTTGGCTTTTCTTCTAATCTCCATAGTTTAGTACCAAACTCATGCGGTGATTTGTAGCTTCGTACAAGTGCTTTTTCTTTGATTGCATAAGTGTTTAGCCTTTGTATGTTAGCTATTTCACGAATGTTATCAGCAAATGCTTTAACTCTATCTTCACCAGACATTGTATGTTTTACGCTTAATGCAGTTCTAGCATTTTTATCTCTATTAGCAGCAGTCCATGTATTTGAACACCATATGCGAATCATACCAGCAAAAAGCTTAAATGCAAGTCCACCATTATGTGAGTTTGCAAGAGTTACATAACCTTTTACATCACCTTGTTTATCGCCAGGGATAATATCTTCTACAAACTCATTGTTCTCCATTTGAACAAATACTTCAGCTCCGTTCTTAAATGAACCAGCTTTCGTTACGACACAACCATATTCTTGTTCAAGTCTATCAACTGTATTCATAAAACTTGTATTAGTAATTGGAAAGTATCTTTTTGATGCGACATGTAAAGTTTCTTTCGTATCATCTCTAAATATCTCATGATAGTTTGATATTATTTTACCTCCAGCATCATATATTGGAGCTGTTTTTACATCCCAATCAAATGGGTAGTCTTCTGTTGGTTTAAACATAGTTATTTTCCTCTCGCTTTATCTATTTGGTTTTGTATTGCTATATCCTCTAGTCTTTCGGCTATTTTTTGTTCTTTAATATCTAAATCTAGCCAGGGATTATTCATTGCATGTTCGAAATAGTCATCTTCGTTTATGTTTTCTTCTTCCAAGTCCAATGCAAGGTTTTTTACTGCACCCATGTGTTGCCTCCTTTTATTATTTGTTATTTGTTATGTTTGGTGGATTATTACCATA